TACATTTAAGAATAACTGCTACACCTTGATTACCAGTACAAAGTTGGTCAATAGCTTTATGAATCTGAACTGTTAGACCTTCCTGGATTTGAGGACGACGAGCATAATGCTCTACGATACGATTAAGCTTAGATAAACCGATTACTTGACCATTCTTATCAGGAATATAAGCTACGTGCGCTACACCAGTAAAAGATAAGTGGTGATGTGAGCACATAGACACTACAGGTATATTCATCTGACTAACAATACCATCATAACCATCTGAAGGGAATGTAGTAATCTTCGGTGGACCTTCATAACAGCCTTTAATAAGATCGCATACATAAGCCTTAGCTACACGACGAGGCGTGTCAGCACTATTGACGTCATTACGCCAATCAATGCGTAGAGCATCTAGAAATGTTGAATACGCTTCTGCTGCTTTATCAATAATTGCTTTCCTATCTTCTTCAGTAGTAACCATACTACTATTAGCTGTAGGAAGGGTTGGGTGTCTTAATTCATTTGACATATTAAAATATTGTTTATCGGTCTTAAACTTTTCGCCCGATGTATAACTCTGATTTGTTGTTGATTCCATATTTTACTAAATAGCTTATTATAACCTCAATTGAGTCGGTTTTCAACTTAAACTTCTCAGGAATAAATTGACCACCGTCATAAAATTCAAAATAATTTTCTCCAAATACACTATCATTATTATAACAGGTGCAAATAACTGATGCACCGTGTGGATCTATCATTACTGTCCAGCTACGAGGATCTGCTTCACTATACTCGTCAAATAACTTATAGACTATATAACCTGAGTCTTTAAGTCTTTTAATAAAATAACTTTGAGTTGTTATCTTGTTAGCCATTATTTTACCAATCCTGATATTACGAATGTGAAGTCTGTCTCTTCTGTAGGCTTTACATAGAATGACATAACCTTAAACTTAAGGTTAATACCTACACGTGCTTTATCGAACTTTACTCCGGTTAGTACACGAAATATATCAAGATTAAAAGGAATTACCTGATTAAAAGGTTGACCTTCTACTTTGTCTGCTGCTTTAAGACTAATGCTATCTGTATTGCTCTTTTCTTTATCGCCTAGTTCACAATACACACCATCAGGTTTACCGTATAAGTAAATCTTGTTAGTATCAGTAGTAAATGAACTAGCTTTAAGTATTTCCTGTAGTTTCTTACTATCAATATCAAAGAATGTATCGTTAGTAAGAGCTTCAATTTTTTCTCTCTTTAGAGTAACTTTAGGTACTACAGAATCATCTAAGAAATGATACTTAAACTGTAGTTTATCTGTCTTATAGTAAAGATGGTTAGATTCAATTGTAAATACAAGTTCATCTTCATTAATACAATCAATTACCCTTAAGAGCTTCTTAACATCTCCTATATTAAGAGTAATCTCTTGATCTATATCAAAAGGCTTATTGTATTTAGCTAGTAGAATAATGCTTGTATCAGGCTTATTACAGACAGCATATAAGCCATCTTTATTAAGCTTGATAGACACAATATCTACTGCTTTGCCAATAACACTTAAAAAATTGTCGGCAAAATCTTTCTTAACCAGCTTGAGTTCCATTTGTTATCTTCGGTTTTTTTTTATTACTAGAGTCAATTAAGGTATTAATTTTATCAGTTAATATGTTAACCTTATTCTCTAATTTATCAATAGCATTTATAATATCTTCGTACTGAGTTTGTTTATTTAAATCAAATTCAAGTTGATTAGGATCAGAAAACGGTTGATTGTTTACTTGTACTTGTTGTACAGGAGATGCAATAAACTGAAAATCAGGTTGCGGTACAAGAATCGGAACTGGTTGTGGTACAGGTTGTTGGTAAACAGGTTGTGGTGGTATAGGGTTACCTGCTACAGCTGCAGCAGGATGACCCATAGCTTTTAAGATATTAGAAGGCATAACCTTGCTCATATCTACATCGCTTACCTTAAGCCCGCCACCTACTTCAGCAGCCTGTTTCTTAATACCATTAAGATCTCCTTGTAACTGCTTACCAAACATAGCAGCTAAAATAAGCTCTTCCTTACCTACTTGACCAGTAGATTGAGAAAGCCTTGCAAGCTCGGCTTGGTTAAGAGCCGCTTGCCGAGCTTGCTGAGACTGATTGTTATCGGCCATTATTATAAGTTATCTAGACCGTTAAGAATATCTAGTACCTTTTCATCATTAGCGTTACTAGCTTCTACTTTTACAGGAGCTGGTTTGCTAACAGGTGCTGCTGCTTTAACTGGTGTAGTATAAGGAACATCTTCTTCTTCTACTGCTTCAACTTCAGCTGAAGTATCTGCTTTACCGTAGTAGTTCTCGTCAATAAAAACCTTAATCTCTTCGTTAGACTTACGATCTACAAAAGTATTAAGATCATAAATACCGTTATAGATTTCTTGAATCTTAGCTTCATCTAGACCTTCAATAGCAGAAGGTGATAAGAACTTAGAAGCCGTATAAGTTGGGTACTTTGGTGCACCTGGCTTATCTGAAACGGTTTCTACTTTGATACGAAGACTGCAACCTTCTTCGCTTAAGTCAAAGATCTTTGCACCGAATTCATCAGCATCGTCACCGTTGATAGCTGATTGAATAATCTTGTCTAATTGCTTACCGTATTTTAAGACCTTAATAGTACCATTGTTTTCTGGTTTCTTAGGATCATTAACTACGTAAACATTAACGTACCAGTTTTCTTTACGGCGTAAGTTAGCTTTAGCGCGTTCTTTATCTGCTTCTGTACCTTCACGTAAAATCTTAAAGTACAATTCGCTTACAGGGCAACGATCACCCCAGGTTGTAGGAGATGTAATACTAGCATATTGACCAGTGCTAATGCTATTCCAACCGTGATGATAATAGTGAAGAATTGTTTCTTCTGGGTTCTTAATATTAGGTAAAAGACGTACTACGTAAGGCTTTTCATTAGGTTCTAATTGTAAGATATTACGGTAAACTGAACTACCGCCTGTTTTATTCTTAGCTTTCTCTACAGCATTTTTAATGCTATCGAACATTGATATATTATAAGGTTTCATATTATGATGATAAGTTATATTAGTGTTGTTTTAGTTTTAATCAAGTAAAAGTTACTGTATTGCACTGATTCTTTTTAATCCTTCCGAAATAATTTTCTTCGCCTTGTCGGATGCATTTAAACGCATCTTAAACTTAACGACTTCATTGGCTACACTCTTTAAATAGATTTCTTTATCTTGTTGTTGTAATTTATCAAATACGCTATCGAAGCAAGGTAAAGATAGTAGAACATACACGTTTAACTTCTTACTGTTATAATCCTCAAGGATTCTCCATGTATATCCTGCTTTAGCATTACAGTACGTAGCTAGTGTTATCTTTTCGTTTAACACGGTTGTAGCAATGTATTTTAATGATTCAATAATGTCTTTAATATGACTATCTGTGTCAGGTAATTCTTCTTGTCTTTGTTTCTGTAATAAAGAATAACAAGCTATAGCTTTTTGAGTAAGATAGAAGTTTAACGGAAAGTGATCCTCATCTTTGTATATAACGTACGGAGCTAGTAAAAAGTCTTTTGCGTTAATTTGTGGGAATCGTTTAAAGAACATATCTAAACGGGTACATAGAATACCGTCTGGTGTTTTATCAAAACCATCAAAGTCTTTACGCGCTTTCCAGGGCTTGTTCATATGACCTCTGGATACGCTTAAGTATGTGTTGTAAACTTGTTCTAGGCTCATTAAAGAGCTATGATTTTAATATCTCTCTCACTACTTTGCTACGGCAAAGATTGGAATTGTACTTAAGAAACAACAGTATTGCTTCTCTTTCATTATCAGTATCAGTCAATTCCATAAAAATCTTACGATATAATTTATTTTTGACAATAAACGAAAAAATAGTAACATTGTTAAGTTTTTTGTTATGTATAATGGAACAAAACGATCCGAACTTAACCAATTCAGCCTCTATTTCATCTCTTGCGAGATTGCTTAAGGGGTTTTCTAAAACAGCTTCTTGAAGAGCTCCTATTACGCCGGACATATTATGCTAGAGGCGTGAGTAGTTTGGTGAAATTAAGAAATGCGTCTGTTAATCTTCCACCCGCTGCATATTCGTGACCTCCCCCATCACATAACTTTGCAGCTAACTTTGATAAGTCTACTTCACATTTTTTATTTTTGCGGAACGATACGTGTGAGTTGTCTGAGTTGACAAAGAATACAATGTCAGCTGGGTGGGTGTTTAACATATGATCGCAAATC